AGAGCACTACAATATTGTTGTGTGTGACGAGGTACACTTAGGCATAAGCCCGCAGTATCGTAAGTTCTTTGAGAACAATACGTACGATAGGTTATTATGCATGACAGCTACGGTCCCTGAAGATGATGAATACCGTAACTATCTTATGAAGCTTGCCCCTATTCGCTTTCACATCTCTCTTGATGAGTGTGTAGAGCTGGGACTAGTGAGCCCATACGAGATAGTTTGTATCCCGGTTGAACTCAACGATGAGGACCAAGCAGCATACAAGAAAGCACAGAACAAATTCTTGCAAGCCAAGTATCGTATTGGGGACTTCGATGCATTTACTGCAGCTAAGCTTATCTTAGCAAAGAAGATTCCTGGTGATGCTGGTGCTGCAAAAATGTTCTTTAATGCAATATCAGAGCGTACAAAAGTGGTGCAGCATTCTACAGCCAAGATTGACAAGGCTAAGGAGCTTGTAACACAACATACTGATGATAAAATTCTTGTATTTTCTGGGACTAATAGGTTTACTGATACAATGGCTGATTCTCTTTCGGCACTTGCGTACCATTCGGCTCATACAAAAAAGAGAAGAGCAGAGGTACTTGAATCGTTTAGAGATGGATCCAATCGTATCCTTTGCAGTACAAAGGCACTTAACCAAGGCTTTGATGTACCTGACGCTAGTGTCGGTATTATTGCTGGCTTGGTTAGTAAGTCCTTACCTATGATTCAGAGGGTTGGTAGACTCCTTCGACTCAGTACCCCAGATAAGATCGGGAAGATCTACATAGTCTACGTTCACAACTCTCAAGAAGAGAAGTGGTTAAAACAAGCAGTTAAATCCTTAAACAATGTAAAATGGTTAACAATCTAACATTACAGAAGGTAACGAAGCTACCTAACGTCAAGTATATTGACAACAATCGCTTCAAGCTCGAGCAAAAGCACATTGATAAGCTTGCAGAGAGCATTTCTAAGTTCGGGTCTAATATTAGCCCTGTATTGCTTACAAAAGACAACTACATCCTTGATGGTCAGAATAGGGTAAAAGCCTATGAGAAGACTATTGAGAATGGGGAATCTAACTCTCTGTACGTAGTTACGTTTGATGTAAACTACAAAGGCAATGAAGACTATTTCAAAGACATGCTTTCTGAGGTAAACAACAAAGTCGAGAAGTGGAAAGCTCATGACTGGTTGGCTCATCACATTGATAATGAGAATTACAAGAAGCTACATGATTTGTGGAAGAAGTATCCTGACCACACCTTGACTGCTTTGCGCAGTATCAGCACTAAGAACACTGATACTGGGGGAACTATCTCAGATGCTTTTAAGGGAGGTACTTACGTTTACGATTTGAGTGAAACAAAGCAGGTTATTCTAGATAAGGTAACAGACTTTATTAAGCAAGATTACCCTATCCCTGCAAAAGTGTGGAAACAAGGTGCGGTTCTTAAAGCTCTTTCTGTTCTTAGTAGCGATCCTGCATTTGATGTTGATCGTATGTTTGATCAAATAAACAAGAACTTAGGTACATTTCAAGTGCAATCTGGTCAAGCTAACTGGTGTGGGTATTTCAAAAGCCTGCATAACAAAGGCTTGAAGGATAGTAGTAAGAAAATAAAGAAGAGCTTTATAGGTTCTTACTGATATACAACTATTTATTATGGTCGTAGAGATTTGTACAAAAAGTCTCAAAGATTTTGGGATAACTGCTGACGAATACTTATATTTGTCTCTCTTGCAAAGTGGTTCCCACGATGTCATAGACGATCTAAAGTTAGTTGTTAGGCTTGAAGTAATGCAAACCAAAGGCCTGGTTAAGCTGGGGGAGAGCACTGATCAACATGTTGTTAGAGCGAAGTTTAGTTCACCAAATGCTACTCCGTTCGATCAAATGTGGTCAGAGCTTCTCTCCCACTTTCCTCTTAAGGTATATGCAAATGGGGGTGTACGCCCCCTACGTGCCAAAGACCCTAATGCCTCAACAAACAAGAAGGCTCGCAAACAGTACGAGAAGTACATTAATGGAAGCGTAGTCAAACACAAGGAGGTGATTAGATGCTTGGGTGTAGAGCTAGACCAAAGGAAGAAAGCAAATAACTTAGGCTATATGCAGATGCTGAGTACATGGATTAATCAGCATACCTGGGAGCGCTATCAAGACCTAACAGACACTTCAGACAATGAGCGACGCATCACAAGGGAACTATAGTCTCCCAAAACTTTATCATATCTCAAAGACAGTAGAGAAATCTATACGAGATGTCCATGATGGTATGGTGGGGAAGAGACGTGTGTACCCTACGTCGTGGCCTAGACTTAACAGAAATCTTATGGGGGGCTTGCAGCCTGGTAAGATGTATGTTATTGCAGGTCGACCTGGGGTAGGTAAATCAGCATTTTCTAATCAATTAATATTTGACATACTCGATGTAAACAAAGAAACAAACAACGATTTAATCGTTATCTACTGGAGCTTTGAGATGCCTGGTGAGCAGCAAATATTACGTGCTGGCTCAAAGGACACTAAGCTTCAGACATTCGATCTGCTTTCTGTAGAGAGTACTCTATCAGAGGAAGCATTCGATAAGTACAAGCAAGCTGTACAGAAGTACAAGGATTATCCTATGTATTTCTGTAGTATCCCCCAAGACATGAACATAATCAAGAAAGTTAACGAGGAGATGTTCTTACGACATCCTTCGAAGACTGTCATCAATTTGATTGACCACTCACGATTAGTTCTTGGGAAGGAGGATACAGAACTGCAGAAACTAAACACAGTTTCTAAGTCCTGCATGTGGATGCAGGCAAAGATGCAATCCATAACAATTCTACTTTCACAACTGAATCGTAACATCGAACAGGAGTACAGAGCCAAACAGCAATACCAACCTTTGCTAACCGATCTCTTCGGAGGTGATTCTATTGGTCAGGACTCTCATGTAGTTATGATGTTACAGCGTCCCTACGACTTGTATGGGATTACTGATTCGTACTGCGGACAAGACCCTGTTGGGTTACTAGCTTGTCACGTGGAGAAGAATCGTGATGGTTTGTTGGGAATGATCCCATTTCAAACAGATTTATCAACATTCACAATTAATGAGCGAAGTAAAGATTAGCCTTCCCACTAGTAAAATTAAGGCTAGTAGGAAGTCCCCCAAGAACTTCGTTCTCTATGGTCAACCCAAGGTAGGCAAGACATCAGCTCTTGCCCAGTTAGACAACTGCCTTATCATTGACCTGGAGGACGGAACTGATATGATTGATGCTCTCAAGATCAAAGCTAAGAACCTAACGGAACTGGCTAAGATTGGGAAGGAGATTATCAATCAAGGTAAACCTTATAAATACATTGCAATTGACACAGTTACGCAACTCGAAGTCTGGTGCGAACCGGAGGCAAAGCGGCTCTACCAGAACACGCCCATGGGTAAAAACTTTGATAAAGAGAATGCCGGACTATCTGTTCTCACTCTACCTAATGGCGCTGGCTACATGTATCTGCGCATGGCTTTCAAAAAATGGATTGAGCGGCTTAACACTCTTGCTGATCATGTTATTCTTGTTGGTCATCTTAAGGAGGCTAAGATAGAGAAGAAAGGCAAAGAGGTAGCTTACAAAGACCTTGACTTGACCGGAAAGATTCGTAACATCACATGTGCTAATGCAGATGCAATCGGTTATGTGTTTCGTGAGACCGATACTACAATGATTAGTTTCGACTCTCTTGGTGACATACAAGCCGGTTCACGGTGTGACCACCTTAAAGGTCAAACGTTCCCTCTTGAATGGGACAAAATATTCATCGACTAACTTTAAACCCAAACACTATGATTGAAGCAAATCAACAAACGGAGCCTACCGTAGAAAAGCAAACCACTCCTGAAGGAGAGCAGAAAACCCTCACACTTTCTGGTATTATCGCAGACCTTGATAACGGTCTCGGTCGTCCACAAATCAAAGAGAAGTATGAGCTTACTGGGATGGAGATCAAGCAATTGTTCCAACACCCTATGCTCAAGAACCGTCGCCCAAAGAGAGCACTGACTAAGATCAGCTTTACTCTCGTGGATGACGTAACTCCCAAGCAAGAGGCTCCTCAAGAGAACCCAAACCAATTGCGTGTTGATACTGAAGCACAGCGTGTAGAAGACAACACTGCAGAAAACGATTCATTTGACACCTTTGAACTTATTGACTAATGGCTATTAACGCAAACAACTCCAACGAAGAAGTAGCAGGTGGTGGTGGAGTACCACTGTATGTAGGTATCGCACCTATGCAAATCATGGCTGTGAATCCCTCACAGTCTGAGCTAAGTGACCTAGGAATCAACTTACGAGCAGAACCACAGTACACTGATGTGTCTATTGGGGGTGATACATACAACAAGATTACATTCTGGTTGAAGTGCATCGAGCCTTCGTTTACTACACGCTTTGACATTCTTGTAAAGCCAGAACATCGTGTAGCTAAGTCTGGGAAGAACTTGTGGTGCAATTCTGTAGGTCAGTTTGTATTTGCAGACCAAGACCCATCAGAATTGTATGACTGGTACAAGTCTAGTGGTGTGCGTAAAGCATACGTCGGTGAGGACATGCTCATGGATTTCATCAAAGCATATGCTAACGTAATTAATGGTGATGAGTGTGCATTCGATACCATTGATAAGATCATGGCCGGTGATGTCACAGAGATTCGTCAGCTTGTAAACGCTGTGGGGGCTGATAACCGGGTTCGTGTATTGCTCGGTGTCAAAGATGGTAAGTATCAGCAAGTGTACACGAAGCACTTCGGTCGTCTTAAGCCTTTCCGTAAGGATCTGTTTATCAAGCAGCTTAATGATGACTATGGTGCATTCAATGCAGAATACAATACTACTCTTGATCTTGAGAAGTATGTTCCTGGTTTGATTACCCCAGACCCAGAACCTGCAGCACAAGCTGAAACCGTCGACAGCGATTGGTGAGTTTTTCAGGGTTATCATTAATTGCTGGAATAGGGAGGGGGACTACGGTCCCCTTCCT